CATTCATCTTGCTTGCTGTGTTCGCTGAACCATAAGGAACACCGCCAACGGTTGCAATGCACGTTTCAACCGGGTTGCCCTCAATGGTGTAATCAAACAAGCGGAACGATACAAACTTGAACATCGCATTGATGCGGTTTTCGCATTCTTCGACCTTTGTTTTGGTGAATTGCTCAACGGTGTATTCTTCACGTTCTGCATCGGCGATTTGCTGTGCAAGGGTCTTTCCTTTGGCTTCAAGGTCTGCAATTTCCCTTTCGCAACGTGCAATTGTATCACGTTTTGCAAGGCGAGCCACCAAGTCGCCACGTTTCTTGTTCAAATCCGCCTTTTGGTTCTGCAATTCGGTTGTGTCCACACCTGAATTGTCGGTTACAATGGTGGCTTCAAGGTCTGCAATTTCCTTTTGCTTTGCAGCCCATTCGGGTATCAGTTCAGGAACAACGGCGGCGGCATCGACAACCGGGATTTCCAAGAACCTTGCTTTGAGTGCTTCAAGTTCCGCGCACAATGTTTCCTTGTTCTTGGTTGCATTCTCCACGTCCTGTTTGATTTCAACAACCTTTGCTTCAAGTGTCGCCACCTTTTCGCCAAGCTGCTTGCCCTTGGTGCTTATGCCATCGCATTTGTCCGCCTGTGCTTTGGTGAAAACCTCACGGGCTTTCGCAACCATATCTTCGGGTAAGTCCTGACCGCAATGTGGGCAAGTTGTTTCGCCATTGTATGCCTTTTCATTTTCGGCAAACCATTCGTTGCGCAAGTTGTCTTGTTCGGTCTTGATTCCCTCGATTTCACGATGAATCCTTGCAATCTCAACTTGTCCATTGGTGATTTCTTTGCGTACACCCTCAATCGCACGTTCCTTGTCCTTGATTTGGCTTTCAAGTTCCCGTCGGCTTGCGTTGGCTTCAAAGGCTGCATCTTGTGCCTTTGTCTTGGCATCAAACACGATTTGTTGGCATTCCGACTTCAAGGCGTTTACCTTGCGTTGCTTGCTTTGTTCCGCTTCGTACTGACGACGGATTGCGGCGGTTACATCGGCAATCGCCTTGTCGATTTCTGCAATCTCTTTGTCGATGGTTTCAATTTCAATTTCAATTTCGTGGAAATCTTCATTTTCGGGCTTCATCTTGTGGGTTTGGTCAATCCTTGGTTGGATTTGTGCCAATTCATCTTTCAATCGCTTCTTTCGTGCCGACAATTCGGCTTTGAAGTCCGCAAGCGATTTGCCACTTACCTTGTCAAGCAAGGCGGCAAATTCGGGCTTTTGTGAAGCAATTTCGGCATCGGTGATTGTTCCGGCAAGCTGAAACAGTTGTTCACGTTGCAACTTCCAATTCATATTGACAAAGAATGCCGGGTTGGTTATCATCTTGAACAATGAAGAATCAATGATTGCTTCAATTCGCTTGGTGTACTCACCAACATTCACCGGGGTTTCGTTCCACCAACATTCGGTGTGGTTGCCCTTGAAAACTCTTTCCACTTGTCCACGTGGCTTCACCCAATCTTCAACGAATGCACGTTTCAAGGTGATTTCTTCGCCATCAACGACAATCACGCCCGACACACTGCATTCTACATTGTGCAATTCTTCACCATTGACACGTGTTTTCACCTCATAATCTTTTCGGTCTTGGGTGTCCTTACCGAAAAGAAGCCAAATGAAAGCATCGAAATGTCTTGATTTTCCCATTCCGTTGCCGCCTGTAATTGTCGTAACATCGGCATTGAAATTGGTTGTCCGTTCCTTTTCACCCTTGAAATTGCAAAGGGTAATGGATTTCAAAATTACTTGTTTCATTGTTGCGATATTATTTGTTATTATTATAAAGTTCCAAAGCAAGGTCGGCATCAACCACGATGGTTCGCCCGTTCTGCATTATCGCCCGGTTGATTCGTCCGCTTGCCTTGATGCGGTTTGCCGTTGTCATACTACAATTGAATAATTGAGCAATCCCGGCAATACCATAAACCAACCTTTTTTCGGGCTTTGTTGGTGCTTCCTGTGGCGTTGTCTTGATTGTTTCCAACAATTCCATCAGTTCGCCAACCGTAAGGTCAATAATCCTTGTATTTGGGTCAATTCTTATCATTGGCAATTAAACTTCTTCGTCCATTTCGGGCAATAAACCCTTGGATTCCCAACGAACACAAAGAACGTATGTGATATAACCAATCAGGAATGCAAGCCCCTTTGTTATGAAGAATACACGAAACCACGTTTCTTCTTCGATGGGTTCGCCACACATCAATATCAATGCAATGCACCCCAATATGCCCACGATGGACATTCTTACTTGTTTCATTAGTTCACTCTTTTTCATTGTTGCGAAATTTTTAATTGTTAAAGTTCTACATTACGAAATCGACCGTTGCATTGTCGTTCTCGGATTTTCTTCTTGTGCGAACCGACCGCACAATTCGGCAAGTGTTGGTGCGTGTCCTGACTGCCACATTGTCAAAGTCAATCATTTGCGGAATCATCAATAAAAGCATTACCACCGTGATTGCGTTACGTTTGAATGGCGACAAGTCAAAGGAAATGTGGAATGTTGTGCAAAACCACCACGCGGATAATTCATTGACCTTGGAACACCCCGTTTTTTCATATATGTTCCGGGTGTGATTCTCAACAGTCCGTTCCGAAATGAAAAGGCGATTTGCAATGTCTTTCTTGCTTGCGCCCCAAGCGAATAATTCAGCAATTTCGGATTCGCGTTTGGTAAGGTTTTTTGCTTCGTCCATTATGCCGCACCCCAAACATCGGTAACACCATATTCGGCAAACACATCTTCGATTGCCTTAACTTCCGAAACTTTCGGTTCGACATCACCTTTCAAGCGGTTAAGAAAAGCCGCCCTTGTCTTGATGTTCAATGCCGCCATCAGTTTTTTACGGCATTCGGGAATGTCGCCGTTCTTAACTTGCGACCACCCCTTGTTGAATGAAAATAGTTCTTTACTCATATCTTTATGAATTAAAAATGTGCAATTTTTCGTGTCGTTTTTTGGCGTTTTCGCTAAAATGACGTAATTTTGCTATTTGCAAATGTTTGTCTTTGCTTTAATTTTGCATTGTCAAACTTTACAAGTGCAAAGATACGGCATATTGTGTGTTTTACCAAACTTTTTCACACAATTTTGCGTGTAAATTTTCACATCAAAATATAATTGATTGAATATGAACGATTTGGATATTAAAAAAATTCGTGAAAAGTTGGGAATATCCCAAGAACAACTTGCCGAAATGGTGGGTGTTCACCCCCGAACCGTCCAAAATTGGGAATCAGGTTCAACAATCCCAAAGTCAAAACACGCAATTTTGCGTGATTTGGTATTGAAACCACAACGATATGCCGGGGGCGGTGAACAAACAAACGTGAATGGAAACAACATCAACGGCAACAACGTAACGATAAACCCCGCCGATATGGACAAGTTGTTGGAAATTCTATCAATGAAAGAAGCATCATTGGTGAAAGCCCAAGAACACATCGACAAGCTGTTGGAAATAATCGGAAACTTAACGAAAGGGAATAACAATGGTTGAAATCAAGGTCAATGACTATTACGGCAACCCGTCTTATTACTCGGTAATGCCACAAGAAATCTTTGATGCACTCGAATTGGCAAACCTGAATGGTGAAGCAACGTGCAAGGTGGATAAAGCCCAATTCGATGCAATGGTTGTCGAATATCGAAAGAAGATGGAACAATGGAAAGGGTGATTCGCAATATATTATTGATGTGTGCGTGCGTATGTGCGTGCGCGTGTTCCGAAAGCATCAATGACGATGAACCCGAAATTCAATTGTCCGACATTTCGGGCGTGTGGCAACAAACCGCGTTTCTTTGTTCCGATGGGTATTTTGTCCCGGTGTATGGTCTTGATGCGATACATTATGAATTTGCACAAGCTGACAATTCCGGCATTCAAACATATACCCAATACACCTTGAATGAACAAGGGAACAAGGACATCAGCAAGCAAGGAACGTGGGAATATGACCCACAAACCCAATCCGCCCACATTTCCGAACCTCGCGGGTGGAATCTTGACATTCATTTCACGTTTGGCGAAAAGAATAATGCGACTTTGGAAATTCAGGGTCGAACACCAAATTCAAGTTCAACGGTAAAAGTAAAAAGATTGACAAAATGAAAAAATCAATAAATCCACAAGCCTTGTCAATCCAACGCCGATTCTTTGAAGCCTTGGAAATGGCAATATCATTGGGGGCGGTTAATGGCTTGAAAGGCTTTTGCGAATCTCACAAGCTGAACCGAACCAAGTATTCACGCATAAAGAACGACTTGGAAAAGCCGCTTGACGAAATGACATATAAAATGATTGATATTGATGCGTTGGCGGGCATCTGCACGGACTTTGGCGTGTCGGCTGAATGGTTGTTGCTTGGACGTGGTAAAATGCTTAAAAACGAAAAATAATGCACATTCAAAGGGGCGTGAAATTCTTGTTGCACAAAAGGGGCAAAGGTGATTCCAAAAACCTTGCAATCCGTATGCGTGTAACCTTGCGTGGACAAACACCAATTGATTTCCCAACCGGGCATAATATAGACACCGCCGATTGGGATATGGAAAACCAATGTGCCTTGCCGTCCTGTGAATATGCCACCGACATAAACCGAACCATTGACGAATGGAAATCGGTAATGAACGAAATTTTTGCCCGGTTTGAACTGTTGGAAAAACGCATTCCAACGCCCGGTGAAGTCAAGGACTTGTTCAACGATATGGTGGGGCGAAAGACCCCGACAAATGCAAGTCTTGCAGACGAACACGATAATTTGTTTCGGGTGTTCGACATCTTCACCGAAACGATGGGAAAGCAAAACCAATGGACGGCATCGACATACGAAAAGTTTGCAGCCATACGGCGACACCTGAAAGACTTTGACCCCATCTTGTCTTTCCCTCAAATAGACGATTCCAAGATGCAAGAATACTTCCAATTCCTGAATAAAAAGGAAATGCGGAACACTACCATTGCAAAGCATCTTGCATTCGTGCGTTGGTTCTTACGTTGGGCGGCAAACAAAGGATATTACAATGGAACTTCACACAACACGTTCAAGCCCAAAATCAAAGGCATTGACGGCAATTCCAAAGAAATAATATATTTGACCCAAGACGAAATCAAGACGTTGGAAAACCACCAATTCTTGCCCACACAAGCATCGCTTGAACGTGTCCGGGACGTGTTCTTGTTTTCGTGCTTCACCGGGCTTCGATATTCGGACGTTGCAAAGCTGAAACGAACCGACATCAAGGGCGGGTTCATTGAGGTTGTAACCAAGAAAACGAATGACGGGTTGCGAATAGAATTGAACAAGCATTCACAAGCGATTCTTGACAAATACAAGGAAATCCCATTTCCGGGTGATTTGGCGTTGCCTGTAATATCAAACGTGAAGATGAATGAAGCCTTGAAAGTTCTTGGGCAAGTGTGTGGCATTGACGAACCGACACGGATTGTCTATTTTCAAGGAAACAAGCGAATGGAACAAGTGTTGCCAAAGTGGGCATTGCTCACAACCCATTGCGGGCGGCGAACATTTGTTGTTACCGCCTTGCAACTTGGGATTCCAAGTGAAGTGATAATGAAGTGGACGGGACATTCAAATTTTTCTGCAATGAAACCTTATGTTAAGATTGTCGATGAATTGAAAGCCCGTGCAATGACAAAGTTTGATGATTTATGATGTACACGATTCAATACACCAAAAATCAGGTACACGAATTTGTACACGATTTTGTGGCAACATTTTGGCATTTCGTGGTATTCTCCAATATCACGAACAAAGTTGAAATGCTTGCAAACAAGGGTTTTTGGTACTTCGTGGCATCTTGTGGAATGATGGGTTTTAGAGCCTCTCTCTCCGCAGCAAAGGGTGTAAATCAAGTAGTTACGAAATTTACACCCTTTTTTACAC